TTGATTGTCATCTCATCTACTGCTGATAGACCAACTGTTGCTGGATCAACCGTTAATTCTTGCTTGCAATCAAGCGACAATTTTACGGCGGAATCAGGATAATTAACATTAGCTAAATTCCCCATTACAGTAGGTCTATATGGTTGAATATCTGACAAATTATTTGGACGTGCATATCCAAACATCGTAGCCACGGCACCCATCGCATCGGCAGCAATTTCTGTTGCTCTTGCATAGTTACCAATATATGGCACGTTTGTCAATTTTCCCATTACACGAGCAACCACACTCGCTGGTCGGGAAATTGGTCCTTTTCCATATTCATCTTCCCCTGCCTGAGGTGTCAAACCACCAGGTTCGGAGGATGTTGGAATGGACAATGTCACATCTTCAGCCCAAATAAAGACGGAAATACGAGCGATATCTGATGCGCCATTTGCATGTTGTAAATCTTGCAAAGTGCGAATAGAAATCTCTCCCATTTGTCTCCAATCTTGACTTGGAATGTTGAGATAATTTTTCGGCCAAAAGAATGGCAAAATCATATCTCCACCAGATGAAGTAGTAGGATCTAAATATATATGCGGACGTTGGGACGCCGCAACATTATCTAATCTACTAAATGCACGATCTGTGTAAAAATCATCTGAAGTATGTAACGGTTTGTAATTTACTAACAATCTTCCAAAATGAAAACCGTTACCATTAATCAAAAACTTTACGTGTAATTTACATCGCAAGTTATTAAAATTGGATATACGGTTTATAACTCTGTCATTCTCAAAGAATTCAGTCCAAGGATTGAAATCTTGTGAAAAGTTAGAAATTCCAGTTCCCCACGCATAATCTAATTTGATTGGACGTGAGAAAAAATTACCTAAGTCAGCATCATCATTTTCAGCTGCCTTATAAGTAATATCGGGTTGCGATTGAACCTCATACGTATACGCAGGGTTCTGATCTTTAAATGACACCATTTGAGCACTGGTGCCTGTGCTTCCTTTATTTATTTTTACATTAAATTGAGAAGTAAGGTCATTTATTTACATATCCTCTGTCGCACGCCTTAATGCAACATGGAAAGAGCCCACATTTTTGGCTGATTAAGCCTTCCCTAAATAGGGAACAAAAATCTATATTATACATTCCTCGTGCAGTTCTAGAAATGGGAACTAGAAACTACACCGGTAAATCAGCTATAATACATACCGTTTTAGCGATTCCGCGATGGTATTCGCGGAGAGTAATTACGTGCTCAGCGGGATTTTAACGTCTCCACGACGGGGCCAACTTATTGAAACATCAAAACACCTGGATCAGATAAATCAACAGATTTTAATTCTTTTCCAAGATATTTATCCACCATTTCCTCGTAAGTTGGTAAATCGCCAACAAATGTAAGTAATTCATGTCTATCACGAATTTCATGCAATTGCAAGCGTCGCTTTTCATAAACATTTCTTCCATGGAAAAAATATTCACGAGCAGCACTTTTGATAGCATCACCAGAAACTTCTTCTGGTAAAGCCGTCGATCCACGTCGCGACATATAATTGTGCAATGATTTTGAAATTGACAACTCTTCAATAGGAGCAATCCAATTCTTCAAATCCTCACTGTAAATAAAACCTCTCTTTAAAAAAGAAGTCTCAGCAAGTGTAATGAAAGGAATGGATTCAGCTTCTTTATCAGCCATTGTATATTTAATACCAACTTTCCCTAATTCATTCGAAATAGTAGTATGGTTAAATTTCTTTTCATCTTCATGCACACTCATAGCATTATCATCACCATAACACATGAGTGATACCCGTTCATGAAATAAAGGAACTTCTTCGCCTTCATGCATTGCGTAATAAGCATATCTTTGATATAAACTATTTTGCAAATTATTGACGATAACAGTTAATGGATGTCCAGAAGGGTTTGATCCATAAAATTGGACTAGGTCTCCATTAAAATCTACTAGAGGGAATGCTGTATCATAAGCTATACACTTTATAACTTTCAATTGTTCATCAGTATAATTCCCAGACATCTTGAGTACATTTGCTATAATTTTGTAGGCACCCAAAATGAATTCTGGTTGCATTCTTTTATCAAAAGCTTTATAATCACCTGCTACAATTTTATCTCTCCCATGTTCAGTGAGATAATGGTAAATATCACCCCACTCTTTGGATTGAGC